ATCATTACTGTCCTTGTTCTGTTCGATTTCGGTATTGATCTCTTCGGAAACGTCAACGCCATAAACTCTTTTTACAGCGTCTTTCGTCATAGATAATTGAAGGAAGATATAATCGAGCTTATAAGGATCGGTTACGTCTGCCTGGGGGATAACTGTCTGGGGGTCTCTCTCGTTGATTTCAAGTCCGCCAATGGTACAATGGTTTCCTTTACGGGAATCCCATTCGGTGTGATACCAATCTCCGCCCTGAACGATAGTTACTCTCTCGGAAACGTCATTCATTTCCTTAAAACGGAGTAAACGAATCTCATTAAGAAGCATCTGCTCGATTATCTCTGCCTGCTCTGCGTCTTCTTCGTGGATAGCAGTAACTTTAGGCATAGGGATGGAAGAGTCTACTTCTGTCTCTAACAGCTCATAAATGATATTTCTGACGTTCTCTGACTTCTTGGAAGACTCTCCGCCACCCTGATTCTTTGACCTACGGGTGAAAGCGTCACCGTTATAAAGTCTTTCCTGATTACGCATACGGTTCAACTGATCCGCATAAGCGTCTTTAGACTTGTTATACTTGGTCTTCCACTCGTCAAGTTTTTTATTGGGCTTTAAAGCGTCCTTCATACGTTTAAATAACCTCATAAGATGGGTTCTCCGTATATTGATACCATCAATGCTTTGGTCTCTTTGTCAGCGTTCTTATAATCTTCGATTAGGTCGGCTCTCCACTTCTTTCCTTTGACTCTCGGTACTTCCGCTGCGGTAGTCCACCATACACAGAAATAACGTAATGAATCGGGATCGTGGGTTAAATTGTGGGGCTTCTTCGCATATACGTTAGGTTGTTTATCGTCCTTCTGTATTTTCTTTAAGCAGTCATACAGATTAGGTGCTTCGCCCTTTAAAAGTGTTAAACGGCTCTTCTGACCTTCTCTTGGACGTAGCCACTCTTTCATTGCCGCACATCCGGCAGGGAAGTCTCTACTTGTTTTAGTGAGATTCACTCCCGCTTCATGCCATAACTCGGCTCTTGACTTACCATTAAGCTGTGACCGGTTCCACAAATCGGGCGGGGCAAGGAAAAGTGTTACGGGTTCGGTACACAAATCGTTTAAAGCCTCTGCGGCCTGCCCTATGGTTAAGTTAGGTGAGTCATACTCTCTATAAACCTGGGCTTCCCCGTGTTCGTTTATCTTTATCCAATGTGCGGAGAACATATCAAGTCCGTAGTCGATTGCTACATAGACTTTCGTATGTCCTTCGAGTGGATCACTACTTATCGTGTTTAGCTCATTGACTTCGGGGAAGAATGCGCCACCCGGTACAGTCAACGCTTCTTCTATCGTGGCGGGATACTCTTGGGTGATTAAGTCTCCCATTGCCTTCTTGGTATTTTCGTACCATTTCTCGTCTCTGTCGGGATCGGCATACCACGGTATGAATATCTTGTTAAACCCGTTATCGGGGTCAGTAAATAGCTTCTCAAACAGCGATCCACGCTTAATTGTGGATATTAAGATAACTTTTCCACCGTCAGGGCTATTTATCGTAGGATAAGCAGCAGTCCATATCTCTTCCGCCCATTCCTGGAATGCGTGTTCATCCATTAACAAAAGGTCTGCGGTAAATGAACGTCCTGCATTCGGGGATGATGCAAATGCTTTCATTACAGAAGGCGGTTCTCCCCAACGCTTAACGACTATCTCTAATGCACTTACCTTATATGTGACTCCCGTATACCCGGAAGGTTTCTCCCTCTCATTCTCAATCAAGGGATTATTCTGATATATAAACGCTACACGTCTTATTAATTCTTTGGCTTCTTCTTCACTTCTTGACAACGCAATGACCGTTCTACCGGACCTTGTTATCATCAGCCTTGACGCTTCGCCACACGCCATCCAGGAGAATCCCAACTGACGAGCTTTTAAAATGATGTTTAATCTATGTTCACAGATCGACAGTAGTGCTTCTTTCTGCTTGGGCCACAGTCTGAAGGGCTGTACTAACTCCGCATTAGTCTTCTTAACCTCGATATGGACGTACTTCTCAAAGTAGTATTCCGGATTATCTCGGCAGTAATCTAATTCGGCTTTCTTGATCTCATCAAGATTTGTCATTAAGCCCTAACCTTTCGGTCAAATTCTTAAGCACTTCTCTGTCTTTGTCGGTCATTACATCAAGCGATACCTGATCCGTGGGTTTCTCTCCTACGGTATCTCTTATAAACTCCGCAGCTCCGACACAGCCATCCATTGCTTTGAGACCCATTGCTTCAACGATCTTCTCCTGCATGGTCTTGCCGGTTTCTTTATCAACGGTCTTAAGAAAGATATCTATGGTCTCCGCTATCTTTCTACGCTCTGCATTTGCGGCCTGTGCTGCTTTCCCTGCTTTAGAACAGTTTGATATGGTCTTCGGGTCTCCCTTCTTACCGGGATCAAGATATCCGCCGTTGTTTGCGACCTTGCCTCTATCGGACTTTGTTCCCGCAGGAAGGTCTTTCAGGTTATCCAAAAAATCTTCATCAGAAAGAATCGGCCTGCCTTTTTCATCAGTAGGGGCCTTCTCTAACAGCTCTTTTAATTCTTCCGGTGAATACTTCATATTATGTAAACCTCTCTTTAATCCAAATTTATCACTATATATTGCGTTTTTCAAGTATTATGTCCAAAATTCTACACATATTATACCGATATTATGTAAACCATTAAATTGTCACAGATTTAGACACAATTCATTTTTCGGTTTGTATTCCGCCTACGGAGAGAGTGAACCCAAACACGCACAGTTGACACATTCTTGAATTGTATAGACAATTTTAGGGACAGGGTAAAAAGGGAAATGATGGGGAAATAAAAGGGAAGTAAAGGGTATTTTAGAAAAAAATTTATAGAAATATAGGGAACCTAATCAATAGGGGTAGGGGTATAGACTTATCTCCTGCACACATCAGATAGGCCAAAAGGCATGGAATAAAAATTTTCTATCGGACATATAGGAGGTAACGAAGGCCCTGGGATAGTCAAGGGTATAGGGGGCCTATATGATCGCCTGGAATGATCCCGGCGGTATATATGAGCCTATGAAAAAAAAATACAGGCATACTATATCTTGTGTTTGAGATATATTCTCTTCCCGTGATCCGGTTTTGGATATCCTGAAATGCTGATAAATACTGCATTGTTGTGCAATTAGTCGCTAAATGCTTATTTTGCGAATAGTTGTTTTAATGGTCTTTTGTGCTGCTATGCTGCCAGGATCGGCGGCCGGTTGTCTTCTATATATGATGATTTGCAGCGGCTTTTTTTGTTTGCAGTGTGTCGTGTTCTATGACATGACTTTGTTATCATTGTATTGTTTTGCCGGTCTTGTGATCCTGTTTTGCTGCCGGTCTTCTATTCCTTATAATGATTTTGTTCTATGAACTGATAAAAGCATATAGACATATATATGTATTTAGATATAAAGACATTGCAGCATATAGCCTTGTTAAACTTTTCACAATGTTTTATTGTTTGGTTCCTTCTTATATAAGAAAATAGCCGGTTGTATTTCCTGGAATAACTTTTCTATATAGTAATATCTTTTACCGGTCTTTTACTCTTTTTCTTTTAATAGTTGCTAATAGCTTTTAATAGTTTCTTTTGTTTCTGATGATAATATCTTTTTATCTTTTCCCGGATCGGGTTTTATATTCTTAATATAGAAATATAATTCTTTTATCTTTTCGCCGGTCTTCTGTTTTATATCTTCTTATATGGAAATACTTTTCCGGTTGTCTTCCGTTCTATTTTGTGCAGCTTCTTTTATTCCTTTTTTATATATCCAGGGGCCGCCGCTATTCTTTTATATTTTTATGATAAAATATCCCTATTTTCATTTATGACACTTGTGTCATATATAGTTAGCACATGGTAACTACATTATAAAAAGCCCGTATTCATGCGGTTTTGAGACTGTCGAAAAATTCTTTAAAAATTTTTATAAAAAAGTGTTGACAATATAAAAGTACTATGATATATTTATCTCACAACAAAGCAAGGCCACAACAAAAACAAGTAGAGCCGGCAACGGTTGAAACAATCTGACCCGGTTTAAAAGTTGGAAAGTGGAAACGCTAAACAATATATCATAGTACGATTATATAAGAGTTAAGGCGACAGCCGGAAAGGATAACAAACATGGAAAACAACAACGTATTAAGAATTGAAGACATGAACGAAAGCAACTACACCGAATATTTAAAGTTCTTTTTCGGTCCCGATCTCACAGGCGGCAAGCGTGACAATGTAACCATCATATTAGAAGCGGGTTTTGCTTCCGGGGTTTATGGATATGAAGAATTGAAAAATTATCTCACGTTCGGAACCATCCCCAACTATCACACGTTCGCAGCATGGAAAAAATTAGGCTATGCAGTGAAGAAAGGACAAAAGGCAGCTTTTAAAGCCGACATTTGGAAATATACCGAAAAGAAAGGAACCATGTCACAGGAAGACGCCGACAGACTGAACGCGATCATGATTGACCCCGTAAATGGACCGCACAAAGCCGGCGACGAAACAACGCAAAGCCGCTACATCAAAAAATTATCGTTCTTTTTCGGCCCGGATCAAGTCGAAAAAATAGCATAACAATCACGGGCGGCCGGTCAAGCCGTAGCATCAAAAGCAGCCGCCCGACTACCTAATAAAAAGCATATAAGAAAGGAACACAAGACAATGAAAAGCACATCAACAAAGACCGCAAATATTGACGGGTATTTAATGAAAGTCGGGAACCCCGCCGACCATGAGAACATAAAAGCAATAAGCCCGACAACCGTATATTTTTTAGAAACATATAGCGACGGATCGGCGGTTCTTAGATACGATAACGGTTATACTGTCGGCCACTGGTGCGGCGTCAAGTCCTTAAAATTTCACTTGATCGACCTGGCAAGGAACGGAAACAAAAAGAGCCTAATTCCGGAAGACTGGACCATAACCGATCCCGATTTTTTCAAACAGTTAGCAATCATTTAAGAAAGGAAAACAACATCATGAATAAATTACTTGAAACTTTCGGAACTATTTACACCGCACTTTATAACGGAACATGCAAAGAAAGCACTGCCGGGCTTGTAAAAAAGTTTGATGATCTTTTGAAGACTAACCCCGATTTTAAAAATCTTGTTTGTGAGTTTGTAAAAGCCCGTCAAGATTATATTTCATCAGATAGAGAAGCAGCCGCTTTTATGTTAGCAATCAAAGACAAATACACATTCTAATCATACAAAACCGGGGCCGGCGGTATACCCGGCCAGAAAGGGAAAAATGAAAACATTTGAAATCGGGCAAGAATATACCCACGGATGGATCGGCGACTCTAATCTCTTTACAACCTGGAAAGTAATAGGCCGGACCGCCTTGACAGTAACAATCACCAACGGCAGCGAAACAAAGACATGCCGCATAATAAAAGGATTATCCGAAATCCGGAAATCTGAATCAATATATCCCTACGGTAAATACTCAATGTGCCCTATTTTATCAGCTTAACAACCACCAACAAAAGAAAGGAAACAAACAACATGAGCAAATTTTATCTTAACCCCGAAACCATCAACGAAGAATCCGCAAGAAGAGCAAAAGAAAATATATCATTTTCGGACTATAAGCCCGGAACAGCAACCGCAGAATATACCGAAGCAGTACAGGCCGTGATCGAATTAGCGGAAAGCTACGCAGCAAAAAGTCGCTTTATTGACTCAGAGCCGGAAAGAATCGCAGACGCTCAGAACTACATCAATTATTATTCCAGGAAGCGCGCCGAATACATCAACAATGACAACGCTATAACTTGCCGCTGTCCGTCCGTAATGATAGCCGGCCCCGCTAATTTCCCGGTAAGAAAAAAGCAGAAGCAGATCGCCGCATGGGAAGCAAACAGTAAGAACTTTATTTCATACGACGACGCCCGTTATAGATTGCACTACATACTTTTAGAAGAGCACCCGATCAGCGGTGCAGACCCGGATGCAATCGAAAAGTTAAAGACCAAACTCGCAAGACTTGAAAAGGAATACAACGAAGAAAAGGAAACAACCGCAGCAGCCCGCAAAGAGTTTGACGCAGAATTAAAGGCCGGGATCATCAAATTGACACAGCACTACTACGGTTGTCGAATCCCTAACGGATACACAGACGCAGACAGGGAAAACCCGGAAATGATTGCACAGCTTGACGCCTGGGAGAAAGAATACAGAGTCAGCACAATATACACAAAGAACGGCGAACAGGTAGACCGCCCCGCAATGGGTTATAGATCGTCGAACATGTCTCAGGAACGAAACAGACTCAAAAAGAGAATCGAAGAGCTTGAAGCACAGCAGAACAGACCCGCAACGGATGAAAGCGGCGACGACTGGAAGCTCTACGAAGACAACGAAGCCGGCCGAATCTGTTTTGAGTTTGACGGAAAGCCCGGACAGGCAATAATCGACACATTAAAAGCTAACGGCTTTAAGTGGTCCCCCCGCAATACAAGATGGCAGCGACAGAACACCGAAAACGGGCTCAGAGCCGCCGACAGAGTAAAAGCAGCTTTAACCGCATAACAATTCATGCGACATTATGCGACATTATGCGACAGGGCGCCGGGCAACCCTTAACCCCGGCACTAAATGAAAGGAGTTATCAATATGTTATCACCCATTAAGCCCATTATAGAAGGATACAACGAAAGCACCGGAATGAAAGCAATTTTTGACGTTCCTAACAGCATTACAGACGCGGATCATTTTCAGTCACTTATTATCGGGATAAATGAGAACCCCAGACAGCGTGAAGAATTGCAGGGATGGCCGATATTGAAAGGCTATTCCGGCCCCATGTTTAACGGGTTTCGTGGCCCGTATGTAGTTATCAGGTATGAAGCATAAGAAGGGAGAAAAAATGAGATCAAAAGCAGTATTGCACAGCTATCCAAAGTATGTAATTACAACTGATGGATATATAGGCACATTCCAATATTTAGAATACCAGGAGTTTCCGGTTTACCGTTTTCCTGGCGGTGATAGAATAGCCGACAATTACGAGGTAGAGACCGGAAGCGACAACCGAGACGAGCTTTTAAAAAGGAGAACGCAATGACAGACAAAGAAGCATATAATCTCATAGGGGAAAGGGCCGCAGAATTGACAACGCGGCCCGAAATTCAAAAGAAAATGCTTGAAATAGCAAACGCAGAAGGCAGAGAAGCAGCCGTTAAGTGGGTTTATCTGGCAGCAATAGCGACTTTATATGGCAGCCACTAATATACTATGATATAATAGAACTACGAAAGGGGAATGAAATGGCAAAGAAATCCACAGACGCACAGATCAGAGCGTCGGCAAAATACAACAAAGAAAATGTTAAAATGATAGTTTTACATCTTAATGTTACCACCGACAAAGATATCCTTGACTATCTCAGCAGCAAAGAAAACAAAACCGGGTACATTAAGCAGCTAATAAGAGACGATATGAGGAACAGCGGATGAAGAAATCGACCGGATTTTTATTTGTATCAATCTCAATATTTATACTATTCCTTGCTTTCCACCGTCAAATGCCGTTTGAAGCATACATTTTCACCGCATTACTGTTCTTTTTATCATTCTTGTTATACTCAATATCACTGTTAATAGAAAGCAAAGAAGAAACCCCCGACTTTTGATCGGGGGCCTTTTTTTTACATCTGTTCGATTTTCTGAATCAGTCTCTTAAAATCCTGCTTGGAATCTTCCGGAGCATCCTGCATAAGCTCTTTCAGTTCCATTGCAAGTTCGGGGCCTTCTGCGGCATATCTACCCATAGAATCACGCTTTGCGTATCTTCCACGTCCTCTATATGATGAACCTTCATAGGAACGGTTTGAACCGCCTTCACGGGACATATCATAGCTTCCGTCATAACTTCTGCGTGAACCTTCATAAGACCTATTAGAGCCTTCTGAATCTTCTATCACCTTACACACGTTCTTTATAGAATGTGCGAGCTTGTCTATGATATCGAGCGATCCCGTTGACAGTTCGCCTTTTGCGTAATCCGTAAGTTCTCTTGTGAGTTTTTCTTTGAGTTCGTAAAGTTCGTGCATATCTACACCCCCTTCACGCTGCCGGAGTTATAGGATTAGCAACGGTATAAGCGGGAATAGGATAAGGGGCTACCCTATTGACGATATACTGTGTCTGTGCGGTATTGTCGGCAATGAGTGTTGCGGTCTGCATAGCCTGACTTGCGGCAAGGTTCTGCATGTTGACCTGGTTCTGAAGCGCAAGGTTCTGTGCTTTGAGATTGTCGATCTCCTGCTGACACATTTTGTCAAG